TAATCTAAGTTGAACAATACCTTTCTTATCCATTTCCTTAAATAATTCTACTTCAGGATCATCTGGTGCTATAACAGTAGTATGGTCAAACATATAGTTCATCCATTCTTTAGCATTCATACCATCAATAGTAGTTTTTGCTCGTTTCATTCCTCCAAAGTCCCAAACCCAGTTTCTATGGTCTAGTTCTCCTTCAAATGTTACTCTAAATTCAACGTCATATCCGTGTAAGAACCTACAATGTGTTCCTTCAGCAGCCCATTGACGAAAGACGGTACTAAAACCATCAAATAATTTTGTTGATTGAAATTTACTCATGTGTTATTTTTTTAGGTCTACCTCTTTTTTTACCAAACTGATTAAAATCAGGTACTGGTTGAGGTTTATTTTGATATTTTTCTTGTAAGTGAATATACAACTCTTCCATTGTACCCTCAAAATCTAATGCTATTTCTTCTACTGTTTCTTTAGATATTCTAAGTGTACGTTTACATTCTTTGTAGAATCCTTCTAAACGTTCAGGTTCGTCTTTTTCAAAATCTTTCATTAAACGTCTATAACGTTCTCTGAATATAGATTGAGCTTCATGACGTGAAGAAGGATGATTAATATGCGCTGTTTTCTCATTCATTTCGAGAATAGCATACTGTGCTTGCCAATAATAATGAGAAAAGTCAAAATCACCATTACGGATTTTGTCTACGGCATAAGCATATTTGGAGAGTTCTTTTTGTTTGGAGCGAAATTTACGCCACCAAAAAAATTGGTTGTAGTTAAGTCGTTGTAATTTACTTACTTCAGCCAATATTGTTTCTTTTTTATGTTCAATCATAACCTTTTTTGTAAATATACGTTATTATTCTTTAATAACCAAATTTTTATTATATTTTTTATTTACATAATGAGCCAATTCGTTATATTCAGTTTTTACAACAACGTTACGTAACAATGGTTTTTGGTATGATTTATCATAAGGACAATATCTGCATCCGTTGTTACAGCAAGACCCTCGTAATAAATGAGCAAACGGGGTCATAATTGTGAACCCCGTTTTCTCGTCTATATAAAATCTTGTTTCGTCCATTTTACACTATTTCACAAGCGCCACCAGCACATGCTGCTTGGTCCATTAAAGCTGTATTATCGCTAAATTCAACTACTTTACTTAAATCAATGTTATGTAAATGTGTTACCATTTCATTAAATTGTTCTTCAGTAATATCTTCAAATGGTGCTTGTTTGTATGTACCTCCAAAATAAGGTAATACTGATAATCCATTGAATGTTTCTTTGTTATCCCACATCCATTGTCCTACTTTTTCCCATTCATGTTCTTGGATTGATACTGTAGCGGATACGTTATTTGTATTTGCTCCTTTTCTATGTCCTTTTTTAACCCATTGTGTATTAAATTTCTTAACACGTTCAAGCATATCCATTACATCTTCAGTTCTTAAAATAGAACCAGCGGGTGCTTTTTGTGGTACCGAAATCACAGCTTGAATTGTTGGTTTGAAGAAATCATCTTCAACTAATTCAGGATGATTAATTGATAAGTGAGTATAAATTGCTTCATTTTTACCTACACGAATACGTCTAATATAGTAATCGTTATGCCAAGCATGGATACCACTTGATGTACCTAATACTAGTGATGAAGTACCTGATGGTTTAACTGTTGTTACACGAGCTGCTTTGTTAACACCAATGATTTCAGCTACTCTTGCATTTTCTTCTTTAGCTAAATCAGCTGCTTTCTTTAAGTCATAAGCTAATATAGTTCCAGAACCAATACCTGTCATACCAACACCTAATAAAGCATCTTTTTCAGTTGTTTTTCTCCAAATATCTCTTAAGTAATGGAAATCAGTATAACCAGCTTGTAATGTACCAATGAAAGCACCCACACGTACTCTTTCGTTTAAATCTTCTTGTGATTCAACATTTGAAACGTTTACTTCACATAAGTTACAAAACTGATAAGAACGTAAAGCAATTTCACAACATGGGTTAGTACCCCAATCTTTATCATTTGAAAAATAAATTCCGGGTTCGCCTGAATTACTTAACTCAATTTTCTTCCATAATTTAAAGAATTCTTCTTCATCAATTTTATGACGAATAACAACTGCAGAGTTATTTGCTCTACCACGTTGTGGATTCTCTTCCCACCAATTACCAAACTTACAAGTTAACATCTCTTCATCATCTAAATTAAATAATGAAATTAACGCTGCACGTCTAATACCACCACTTAATACTGCGTCTGCAATATGGCAAGCCATATCATGAGCATCTAATGGGGTTAATCTATCACCATTTTTCTTTCTGTCAAGTACTTTTTGTAAGTTAAATAAACATTCTTTTAATGGTTCAGGACCTGGTGCTTTACCACCTACAGTGATTAATTGAGCTCCTTTTGGTCTAATATCTCTAAAATCAAATAACGGTAATGGAGCTCCTGTAAAATATGCTTTACAAAGCATTCTAACAGCGTCAGCCCACCCTTCAATAGAGTCACCAATCAAATATCTTTTTGATTTAATAGGTATTTTAATTTCTGGTAGTTGCTCAATATGATGTCTTTGAACACTATATCCCACCCCACATCCACTCAATAGTAAAAACATTATTTCACTGAAAGAACGCCAATCATCAATAGGCAGAAAACTGCAATTAAATATACGAGCATTATTAAGTTCAATGGGCTTGCCTGCAAACTGTAAGCTACGCATAGATGGTAATACTTTTTTATCGTAGACCAATTTATAAGCTTCTTCAATTTCATTTTTTAATTGTGGAAATTTTTCTTGATGCATTTCCTTATTTCTTGTTACTAATTCTTCCCATGTTTCTCTTCTGTTCAGTGTGGGATTAAATTTCGCATACTTCATGTATGTCGTAATATCACTGAGAATGCCTTGCGTTACGTCCATTTTTATGACTGTTTAAAAATTGTTATCTACCTTATTTTATAATACTTCCTTGATTGCCTTAATATAGGCTGATTTTGGGTTTGCCCCCATGATTTTGTTTACTATGTTTCCATCTTTTTCAATTATAACAGCAGGGATGCTAGTTATAGAATAAGCTTGAGCCATAGCCTTATTTGTATCTACATCGATATCTATATAATTAACTCCGGATATTTCTCCTTTTATCTGTTCGAAAACAGGAGATAATGCCTTACACGGACCGCACCATACAGCCGAGAATTTAAGAACCTTTACCATATTTTTTTTGATTTGTGGGCATAAATATAATATATATTATGATTCCATTTTAAGTTTTAAAAAAGAACTTAAATGTTTTTTTTCGTCTGTGCTTACCATTCCACCAGAAAATGGTGTTTGAGGTCTTGATGAAGGATTATCCATTCCTTCTTCATCCATTGGTTCTTCATCCATTTCTATATGACCTGTAGCGGTATCAATTTTAGCAAAGTATGTTAAACCATCCATTCCATAACGGTTTTTCATTATATGAAAACGACCAGTTCCATTTACTTTATCTTGACGTTTTCTTGATAAGGACATTGCAAAGTCAGTAATCATAATTTTATCATATGAACCGGCTGCTTTATCACCTTCAATTACATCATCTTTAGCTCCAGCTCTATTAACTTGGGACACTGACCATATTGGTAAACCTAATTCGCGAGCTAAACCTTTTGTAGCTAAGTATATATCATCAATTTCTTCTTTTTTTTCTTTGCTACTACGTTTAGAACGAAGTAAATCTACATAGTCAATAATAACTAGATCTGGTTTATTATCAAGGTCAGTTAATTTTTGAATGTGTGATTGAATTGTTGTTATAGTTGCTTTTCCAGGGGGATATTCTTTAATTGTAAGAGTACCTGATAGATCATTTACTGCTTTTTCAACGTCCGCTCTAAAGCTACCAATCACATTAACTGCTTTGTTGGCAAAATAAGCATCATAGCGTTTACCAACATAACCTTCACTTAATTCAAGGGTATAATGAACTACATTATAGCCTAATCTTACTGCCCAAGCTCCTAGAGCAACTAATGTCCAAGATTTACCACCCCCAGGATTACCAAATATCAATCCAAAATCTCCATTACCTAAACCACCACAAAGCAGATCATTAACTAAAGCCCATGGTGTAGGTACTACATCACGTACTTCATCTCTATAACGAGTTTCAATATCTTTATTGTATTCGTGGCCTATATTTTTATCTTGTCCTGCTTTTAAAGCATTATCAACAATAGTTCTAATATCATCATACATTCCTGACTGTAGTAAGTCCACGGATTGTAATAATGCATTTTTCAGTTGTTGGTTCTTACAGAAGCTACTAAATTCTTCTTCGACATATTCATTATCATCATTTGCTGTTTTAAATACTTCTTTTAATTGTTCAATAACTGATGTTTTAAGAACATCGTTTTCTATTTTTTTTACTTCTACTTGAAGTGTTTCAAGGGTAGGAGTAGCATGGTACTTATCAAAATAAGCCATTGTTGTCTTCACTATCCACTGATGTGCCTGGCTGTCAAAATAATCTGGTGTGATAGTATCTCTAATAGTAAGAATAAATTTTTTATTCTTCAATAATGAGTTTAACACCTTAATTTGAAAACCAAGTCCGTATTGAGATAACTTATTAAATGCAACCATATTTTTATTTTATTTATACGATGTAAGATACGAAAAAGTATTTGATAACCAAAATTCTACATTAGGAATTGAGTTACCTAAGAAATCTTCGTTGTACATCCTTAAGAAATCTGTTCTATTCATTTTAAAGGGAGAGGCTGAAATCAATTCTTCAAGTTCAGCAACCGCCTCTTCTGTCAACACTGGATTAGTTAAATCCATCAGCTGTCTATTAATGTTAAGCTGATGTTTAAAATTAACTATATTACCATACAAGGCATGTTCATTAATTTTTTGTTCAGCTGTTTCTATTACATGTTCGAAAGTATACTTTTCATCATTAACAAACTCAGGAAATAATTTTAATAGTTTTTTATCACCTAATCCTTTTACTCCTGGTAAGTTATCAGAATCATCCCCTGTTAATATTTTATAGTTAATAAAATTAGCAGCAGATACTTTATATTCATCCTTCACCATAGCGGGTGTATAGAATTTCTTCTTAATAGGAGAATAAACTGATACTTTAGGACTTACTAATTGTAAAAAGTCTTTATCAGCAGACATAATTACTACTTCACCTGGTAGGTGGGTAGCTAAATACCCGATAACGTCGTCTGCTTCTATTTTATCAATAGCAACTAAATTAACAGGAAGTTGTTGTAAATAATCAATTAACCTAACAATTTGATTTTCAATAGATTCAGATTCTTCTTCTTTGCTATTAAGTGTTTCCCAATGGGTAACTTTAATAAGTTTTCTATTTGCTTTATATTCAGGATAAAGGTATTTTCTATTTGTAGTACTACCTGCTCCTTCAAAGCATAAGATAACTCTTGTTGGTTTAATGTGATTAATTGCAAAACCTATTGATTTTAAAAAACCAGTAAGTCCTCCTATATGATGACCTTGATAATTAAGGTGCTGTATCATTGTAAAACACCTTAAAAAGGTGTTCATAGAATCGATCAGAAGCACCTTGCTGTTTAAATGCAAGGGCTCCTGTTTTGATTCTTTTATATTATCGAGTAAGGATTTAAAAAATGCTTTATTGTTCATTTGTTTCAAGTTCGGTTGGTTCATTGTCAAATATATCTCTGATATCTTCTTCCATTTCTCTTTCTTCTACGATATCAAAGTCTTTAGTACCAAGAACTTGAAGCCATTCAGCTGAATGAGCTTTTTTATACTCGTCAACTGCTTTTTTATCATCTTCAATAAAACCATGAACTGTCATAATTGCAGCTCCTTTACTTGTAACACCAGTGATATGATTTTTATCACAACTGATTTTAGTTCGTTTAGCAAACTCAACGTCTTTACCGTTCTTAGTTGCTTTGATTTTATTAGTACCACTATTAGTAACGTTACCAAAAGTAATAACTAATGAAGAATCAAAGAACATAGTGTCACCACCCTTATTTTTCATTTTAGGTTGTTCCATTGGTGAGTTAGGTTTTGCTACCCATATCTTGTTAACAGCAACTAATGTATTAGTGTATGGTTGATTTTCCTTACGTGATAATACAACTTGTTGGTTAATAAAGTTTCCGAATTGCTGAGACATAGCACCTGCGTTCCACTCGTTATTATTCTTATTTGATTCAATACTCAATCTACAAGGAATAGAGCCTACTGAATCCCAGAAGAAACATAAGTTGTAAGGCAAAGCACCTGTTTTTTGTTCATGTAATAAATCAGCAATAAATGCGGCTACATCTTCAATAGTATTTAAAGCACCTCTATCGGTATAGATAAAAAATCCTTTATAATCTACTACTTCACCTGTACTTTCATCAACTACAGGTTCAATTTCAAAACCCATTTGTTGAGCATGATCCCAGTTCCATTTCATTTCAGTAATGATAAACACGGGTAGTACTCCCATTTTTTGTGCTGCTACTGCAGCTTCAAGTAATGCTGTTGTTTTACCTGTATCCGAGTGACCACGTAACAAAGTTATGTGGCCCATCGGAATACCAGGAATAGACAAAGTATCTTGAAAAGCTTTGGATAAAGGAATCCATGTTTGTGGTTTAAACTTCACAGGTTGAGATAAAAACTTTGCAGTTTTAAATTTCTCTAAATCAAAAGTACCTTTGATTGCTTTTGATACTGATGAAGTTAAACTTTCTTCTTTTTTAGATTTTGCCATAGTTTGTTATTCTTCATCTTTAAATAAATCGTCGAATTCTTCTTCATCGAAATCCTTTTTCTTCTTAACATTCAACTGTAAACCAGATGTTTGTTTAGAAGGTGCTGATACTACTGTTTCTTCTTCATCATCAGCTTCTTCAGTTTCAGGGTTTAACCATTCTTGAAGTGTTTTTTTCATTTCGTCGAACTCGTACTTTTTATATAACGACATAACATCAGGCTGTTCAGCTAACCAAGTTTTAATTTGGTTATTGTCTTCACTCAATGATGTAGTTTTTGTACGTACACGAGCTGTTGATTTGTTAAATTTAGTACCGGTAACTTCAGGTCCAACTGTATCAACGATAAAGTCACGACCATCCATAACATCAGTATAATCTCCGATATCTTCATCTTCGGCCATACTTAACAATTCAAGATACATTTCCTTACCAAATTCCCAAAGGCGTACACCTTTATCTTCTTCTCCACGTACAATAACAGGAGCAAAGATACGTAATTTTGGTTCTAATTTTTTGGCTAATGACCAATTTGCCTTATCACTTGTTTTACGCAATTGAGATGCGAATTCAACGATAGGGTCTTTTTCACCGAAGTTAGTCAAAGCAATCATCATTCTGTTTCCGATGTTATAGTGAATATACACCTCACGGAACGGATTAGCTTTATCAAACTTAGACGGTACAATACGAATCGTAGTTTTACCTACGGTCGGACGCCAGAAATTTTTAGCGCGATCTTCCTTATTGGAATTTCCGCCCTTCGTCTTCTGTAGCGAATTGAGACGCGATTTGATTGTTTTTAAATCCATATAACTTATTTTATGTTTTACTAAATATAAGACGGAAACTTAGGGTTTCCAAAGATATCCTAGAACTTCGTTATAAAATTCTCTTGCATGTTTGTTCATGTCGGGATACCAGTAATTGTTTTTGAAGTGATCTGATAGATCCATTCCATTAACATCTGTAATTATTGTTTTCCATCCTGCTGCTTCGAACAATTCATAAATCTTTAACATGCGATTTGTTGTATGTTCATCACCATTAAGATGAAATTCTAAAGCTATTTTATTAGCATTTTGAAGTAAATATAACTGTACTGTTTTGTCTTCTAAAATTTCATATTCGTAACCTTCAATATCAATCTTCCAGAAATTAAATTTATTAGAATGATTTATTAATAGATTAACTATTGTTTCTGATGTTGCATAATTAGAATCAGTCTTGTACTTTAAAGCAGGATACCATGATAAATTTGTTTTTAAACAATTATGATAGGTAGTTTCGGGTTCAAAACAATAAACATATTGTGCTCCCTGCCCTAATGCTCTCATAGAAAAAGTTCCGATGTGGCTTCCTAAATCTAAAACAACATCTGTTTCTTCAATAGGAAAATATTTTTCATAAATCTTGTCATAGAATATTTCCTTAACAGGAATGCTATGATGAAGTGGTAATCCACAATGAGAAGTGTCTGTTGGATAATAAAGACTAAAATTAATGTCTTTATAAACTTCAAAACCTAATTCCATAAAATTAATTTAAATTTACTATTTGATGTATTTTAGTATCTAATCGTTTAAAATCATCGCCACGAGTAAGTAATATACAGTTACGATAATCATTCCAATTAATCATATAATTGTTATCCATGATTCCACCATTCAGTGATTTAATCAAGGCATTTAATGCATTAATTGTGTACAATGTGTTGCTTTCTTTTTTTCTATGTAGTAGTATAGTACCAGGTAGAATGTCGTTCGTAACGTTAAACGAGTCTACATTATACGTGCAAACATACTCCTCAGTTGACGGCACATGAAGTACAAATATCTTATTAAATAAGATTTGATACTTGCGTTTGATGTCATCAAGAACTAAGGGGAGATTTTCTTGCGTAGTAAAGGTACAAAATAACTTATTTGCCAAATCTTCAAAATTTAGTCTATTATCCATAAATATTGCAATTAGTTTAAAACCCCATAATTATCACCTGTTTTCATCTTAGTGG